TTTTAATTTAGACGAAAATAAGATTAAAAAAGAAATTAAAAATGAAATAGATAAAATAATGTTAAGGAGATTCCAATGATGTATTATTTAAGTTTGTTTTACAAACAAATATTAGGTTGCTTGTTATTACTTACTGCTATATCTGCACAAGACTTTTTTAAGTTTAGTACAATATATGGTGCGTATAGTTTTAGCAGTCCAGTAACAAAAGAATTACAATATCAAGTGTCTGGAGGACAACTACAAGAGTTACAAGAAGAGCTAGATGACCATACTATTATGACATTTGGTATTAGAAAATTAGCACGATTTGGTTATGAAAATAAACCAGAGGTGTGGTATACTGGTCAGGAAGCACCAATAAATGAAAGTGTTGCTATCGGTAATATAACTGGTTGGGAATATGTAATAGAATATTCAGACCACAAAGAGTTTGGAGAAGAGTTTGTTAACGAACAATATATGTTAAGATATTTAGGTGAACATTTTTTGGCGAAACTCAATTACGATTCCAGGGGTTTAGAAGACGTAGAGTTTGCAGCTTTAGACTTTAGATATAAAAAAGACTTAGGTAATTTAGCTTTATCGTTAGGGCTCGCTGCTAGAAGCCACCCAGCATATTTAGATTTTAGACCAATTGATTTATGGTGGGATGAACAAGGTATTGATACTGGTGAGCTTGTACCTTTCTGGGAGTTTGCATATTTTTATGGTTATACAGATGAGTGGGTTGAGCAATTTACACAATACGGTTTTAGTTACTTTGATTACAAGTGGTATAATTCAGAAGGTGAACTTGTTGCTAACACAGATGACCAATTCTATAAACAAATTTACGGTCAAATTGTAAGAGAATATAATGAGGAATATGCCAAAGACTTAGGCTATCAAAATGAATTATCATTAAGTGTAGGTGCAGATTATTATAAGTATACACCAAAAAATTGGTTTCACTTCTGGGTAACTGCATATCCAGTAACAAAAGGTATGTCAGATTATTCATTTAATTATGATGTAGCAGAAAATGGTATGGATTATGATTTAGGATTAGTCTATGGTTGGAAGTTAAATAACAAATTTGGAATATTTCTAGAAGGTAGATATTTAAATATGTATGATGTGCAATCTTATGAATCTAAGGTTGGATTTAACTGGTTAATATATTAGGAGTATTATATGAAAATTAAAGCACCAAAAGGGTATCATTTTATGAAAAAAGGCAATAAAATGTCTTTAATGAAAAATCCAAAGGGTGGATACAAAAAACACAAAGGCTCTTCATTAACTATGAATATGCCTGTAATGAAAACTCACGGAGGTAAATAATGCCAGGGTTAACACCAAAGCAGAAAAAAATTGCAAAATTAGCACCACCATATGATAAAATTACTGGAGCTGATTTTAAAATATTGCGTACTACAAACGCTAGAGATAGAAGAAAAAATAAATAAAAATGCCTAAAAAAAGAGACCCTAAAAAAGGCACAGGGAAAAAACCTAAAGGTAGTGGCAGAAGATTATATACGGATGAAAATCCAAGAGATACCGTACGTATAAAGTTTGCTACACCAAAAGATGCTAGAGCAACAGTAGCTAAGGTAAAAAAAATACGTAAACCTTTTGCTAGAAAAATACAGATTTTAACTGTTGGTGAACAAAGAGCTAGGGTTATGGGTAAACGAACTGTAGTAAGTATATTTAAAAAAGGTAAAGAAAGTATTAGGAAAGCAAATGCCAGAAAGAAAAAAAAGTAAAAGAGACCCAAGGTTAAAAAGGGCTGGTGTATCTGGATTTAATAAACCAAAACGTACTCCTAATCATCCTAAAAAATCTCATATTGTTGTTGCTAAAGAAGGTAGTAAAATTAAGACTATTCGTTTTGGACAACAAGGAGCTAAAACTGCAGGTAAACCTAAAAAAGGTGAATCAAGAAGAACTAAAATGAAACGTAAAAGTTTTAAAGCAAGACATAGAAGAAATATAGCTAAAGGTAAGATGAGTGCAGCTTACTGGGCTAACAAAGTAAAATGGTAGGAGGATAATATGAACTGTGAATGTGGATGTTTACTATGCCTAAACTAGATATAGTTGCAGGTATTATAGATAAAGTAGCTGGTCACGTAGACAAGTTTACTTTAGATAAGCAAGAAAAAGCAGAATTAATAGCTGAGATAAATAAAGCTCAGATGGAAGTAAATAAAGTAGAAGCTGGACATACATCTATGTTTGTAGCTGGATGGAGACCTTTTACTGGTTGGATATGTGCAACAGCTTTAGCATATCATTATATATTACAACCATTATTAACTTTTATTTTATACAGCTTTGGTAATGAAGTAGTTTTACCTACTTTTGATATGGGTACGTTAACGACTGTATTACTTGGGATGCTCGGTCTTGGGGGAATGCGTAGTTTTGAGAAGGTAAAAAGAAGTGCCTAGAAAGTCACTACAGTTAAATGATTTTAGTAGAGGTCTTAACACTAAGTCCTCTCCTAGAGATATAGCACTAAATCAATTGTCAAAAGCTGATAACGTGGTGTTGTCTAATCGTGGTTTAGTGCAGTCATCTTCTAATTCTACTGCTAAACATACAAGTGCTCCAACCACAATGACTCATGCTCAAGCTGGTAATGGTGCATTTATGTTTAACTCACAATTTAATGTTGATACTGGTGGCACATCTACGCAACCTAGTCAAACTATAGCGTACCCAATAGATAAAAGTTCTGGTGCTACTACTATACAATTTTTCAGAAGAGATTTTGATAATACTGGAGACTTTTCTCAAGAAGGAACAAATACAGAAATCAACATGCAAGAAACTGGTGCAGTGCAACCAGTATATTATTATGTAGATGGAGTGCTACACGTATCTGATAAGCTAGTAGTAGATGGTGATAACAGTCAAGAACCTAGAAAAATGCCTTTTGTAAAAGACTCAAGGTTTGGTATTGACGTTACAGGATTTTTAGATACTACTATGAAAGTAGAAAAAGATGATAATCAGTTTCATTCTATAGCAGATAATAGTTTAGCAGAACCAGATGGTTCTGGTGAATTTAGTGTAAGTTTACAAACAGACCCAACATTAGACTCGCAATCATTTTTTGATATTATTGAGGATAGCGATGCAGATAACTTTCTTAAAGTTACCTCTAATCCAAATGAAACAAATCCAGACCCTACATTCGATATAGGTATTACTGATAAATTAATTCACTTAAAACTTACAGATGCAAATGATATGTCTTCTGTGAGTTTAAATTATGGTGGTAGTAGTGGTATATCTACTGGAGGTATAGCAAATTTAATAGGAGAAGTTATACACATAAATGGTGAGGCTATGAGAGTAAGAAGTACAAATACTTTAAATGGCAGTGCTACTAAAGATGTGCTACAACTTCTTGTTGACAGAGATGTGTTTGGAACTGGAGCGTTAGAACACGCAACTGGAGCAAAAGCTCAAACTACTTTGACAACAAGCATTAGTGTTACTAGTGGTGGTTGGGAAGCAGGTTCTTATGAGTTTTGTCATACTATAATAGATTTACAAGATAATGAAACATTACCACAAACACCTCAAACAACGTTGTTTCCTATAACATCAGGTGCATATTTTACCAATGTTGGATTTATAATAAAACATGGTTCTTTCAATACTAGAAAAAATGAAAAGGGCGTAAGAGTTTATACCAGAAAAAAAGATGGTAATGGGAGATGGATATTATTTTTAGATGTAGATTATCAACGAGGAGTTAGAACAAATTTATTTGAAGACTATGATGCTTTCTCTAGTGCAACTGGTACAGGAAGTAATTTTAGAAAAGTAGAAAATATGGATATAGTAAATCCATCACTAGATACTTATGAAAGTATAAATGGATATTCACAAGATGAAGAAAATATAGACTTTGGGGGAGATGGTGGGTTCAAAGCAGCTACTGTGTGTGCTAGAAGAGCATGGGTAGCAAATGTAAGAAAAAATAATAAAGTATATGATGACAGAGTTTACTACTCACCAGTAAATAGGTTTGCTACATTTCCTGATACATACTTTTTAGATATTGGTATTAGTGATGGTGATTCATTTACAGCATTACATAGTCTAGGCAATAGATTACTTGCGTTCAAACAAAAAAAATTATATGTAATAAATGTATCATCAACTTCTGATGCTGGTTGGTTTTTAGAAGCTGAATATGATGGTATGGGTTGTAGACAACAAGAATCAGTATGTAAAACACCTTTTGGTGTATGTTGGGCAAATGATGATGGGGTGTATATTTTTTCAGGCTCATCTGCTCCTGTAGAATTAAGTTTATCGCTAGATGATGCAACTTGGAGAACCAATCAAACTACAAAAAATCCAGCTATAGGTTATAATAATAAATATAAACAATTAAATGTAGTGCAAGATGCAGCAGCAGATACTGACGTATTTGTATATGATTTTCCTACACAAGGTTGGAGTCTTACAAAATCTATTGGCTCTTCAGGTATATCTAATTTTTTACCATCTTTTGATGGACTATATTATTTAGAATATGGTGGTAGTAATGCTAAAACATTAAAACTTTTAACAGGTGATGTTGGAACAAACGCAATAGAAATGATTACAAAAGATATAGATTTTGGTAATCCTGGTTTAGTTAAAAAAATTAAAAAAGTATATATCACTGCTAAAGATGCTTCAGCTGGTTCTACATTGACTGTATCTTTTGCATTAGATGGTAGTGAAAACTTTACAGCAGCATCATCTCCTAGCAGTGGTCAAGCAACTATAAATAATTCACAGTATGAAGTAAATGCGTTTACTATAAATCAAAACTGTGAGTCTGTAGCACTTAAGATTGTAAGTAGTAACAGAATAAATATAAATGATATTAATATAGATTATAGATTAACTAATAAGAGACCTTCATAATGCCAAAATCAGGAGAACATAGAGTTAATACTGTTGACTCCTTTTTTAAGGTAAGACCATCATATCAAAACATAAAAGAAGGAGAATCTATATCTTTCTTAGAAGATGGTAAACTTGTCAAACAAGAAAAAAGAAATGGTGTTGTTTACGAACAAACATTCGTAGAACAAAATCTAAGTAAAAAACAACCAGGGCAAACAACTGGAGATGTAACAAATTTAATAGTTTCTGGAAGTTCTACTTCTGGTGCTGATTTAACTGGTATTACTGCAGGTACAGGTTTAACAGGTGGTGGTGCTAGTGGTAACATAACTTTAAATGTGATTGGTGGTACAGGTATAACTGCTAATGCAGATGATATTGCTATTGATTCTACAGTAACTACATTAACAGGTAGTCAAACTCTTACAAACAAAACACTCACTAGTCCAGTAATTGATACTGGTGTAAGTGGTACTGCTATTTTAGATGAAGATAATATGTCATCTGATAGTAACTCTAAGCTTGCTACACAACAATCAATTAAAGCTTATGTAGATAATGAGTTAGCAGGATTAGTAGACTCTGCTCCAGCAGCATTAAATACTTTAAACGAACTTGCTGCAGCTTTAGGCGACGATGCAAATTTTTCTACTACAGTAACTAATAGTATAGCAGCTAAGTTACCATTATCTGGTGGACAAATGACAGGTAATCTAACATTTGCTGGTTCACAAACCGTAGATGGAAGAGATTTATCAGTAGATGGTTCTAAATTAGATGGTATAGAAGCTAGCGCAGATGTAACAGATGCAACAAATGTAACAGCTGCAGGTGCTTTAATGGATAGTGAAGTCACAGATTTAGATGGTATAAAATCATTAACAGTGCCTAACAGCACTACTATATCTACATTTGGTGCAAGTTTAGTAGACGATG